AGTCATGTCAGTCTTCAGATTGAAATAGCTCTGTAGAAGCTTCTGTGAAGTTAAGTCTAGCACTTGCTTTTCCAAGTATCCTGGAAGAGCAAACTCTTTATCTAGAGGGTTCTGACAAAGCTGGTCAGTTGTATAACTTGGAGTTCCGCATCCGCATTCAGGATACATGATGTCGTTAGGTATATCTTCTTCAAAAAGAGCTACAAACCTAACTGCCTGTAATGCTGGATTGCTGACATAAAGATAACCATTTGAAATCCAGAAATACTGTTCTTTTTTAATAACAGGAAGTTTTAATAGGTTGAGATAACGATTGACAGTTATCTCTTTTATCTTAGTGCCTTGTCCAGACATTGCGTTTATTGAATAAACACCTTGAATAACGTATTGATAATTTCCTTCAGATATTCTAGGAAGTTGATATGTTGACCTTGCAACAGAACAAGGATCTGCATAATCACAGCATTCTGAGATGGGAACCTCACACATTTCCAAACATGGAATTGTTGTAAAAAGTGTATCTGTTGCCCAGAGTTTTCTAAGATTGGTTTCTCTTTTTATCAACAATAGTGCATTATTTCGCACCTCAGACGCAATTGCTCTGTCTGTGATGAGACTATCTGTTGATATGATATTGTGCGTGCTCCTAACGTCAGAGACTAGCTTTCTTAATGTTGACATCTTGTGTTGCTGATTTTCAGAGTTATATCTACTCAAATTTAATCATTTTTCCAAATAAAAACTCCCAGACATTTAATGTCTGGGAGAAAACCTACAAAACCAATAAAGTAGAGTTTATTTGAATTTAGTTTATAATGGTTCACTCGTAGTGGTAGTTGTGGTTGTAGTGCTTACAATTACGTCAATAAAGTTTGTGCACACTCCATCACTCAATATTCTTACAGTGGTTGTACCAGCTGGAGCAGTTACAGCATATCCTGCTAATAAAGTTGCTTTAGGAACATTTGTAGCAAATGCTGATACATACCCATCAACATTTGAATAAAGGTTGAACGGTCCTGAATCTGCTCCAGCTGATGTAAGAGTTATGTATATGAACATGCACTTTTTGATTTAATAGTTAGCAAGAAGTTGCTGCACTCAGCACACCTCCACTTGATACTGTCCACTTAGTACTCAAGTTGGTTATGTAAATATACCCACTATAAGTAGTTGTTAAACCAGTGTTAGTATATAAAACTACACCATTTGCTAGTACAGGAACAGATGTATACAATGTAGGTAGAAGTATGGCTGCTGTGCATGGATTTGCAATATTTGCCAGTCCTCCTAAATACCAAGCATAATATCCAGGTCCTGTAGTTGTTGTTGTAGTTGTACTAGTTGTTGGACCAGATGATGTACTGGTTGTGGTAGTTGTAGGTGGTGTTGGAGAAATCTGTGCTTCTATAAGAGCAATTGCATTGTCAATCTTCTGTAATACAACTGTAAGATCGTCACAGCTTTGTATTCCTGTTCCTGCTAGGTTTGGCCCTATATATTTTACATTTTCAGAAGATACAAAATTACAATGATCACCGCTGCAACCACATGGACCTAAAGATCCGCATCCTGGGCAATTAGTATTGAATGGCATAGTTTATGGGATGTACATGATGTAATAAGCACCAATTGTAGGTTGGATGTTATTGTGAGATAATCCATCACCTGTTGAAGAATTTGCAACACTCACTGTTATTCCTGTTGTTTTGATATTTGTTGAAGAAGGATGATTGGTTTCATCTACCTCATATCCACTAGAACCACTACCAGCATTAGCTTCATTATTAAGCCATATTGCAAAGTCTCCACCATTTGCAGGTTGATGGTTATGTCCAGGATCTACAACAGTTGCTGTAGCTGTGTGCGTGTGCGAAGGAATTTGACTTGTTGTCAAAGTAACATTATTCGCACCTGCTAAACCATTAAGTGAATAACTTGGATTACCTGGTGTGGATGGATTAACTATAGAACTCATTGGAATGCTTCCAGCCATACTTCCATCTGTAGTTCCTACAGCAACACGTCCTCTCTTGTCTGGTGTACCATTGTTTCCGTTACACAAATATACATCTATCCATTGTCCAGTACCTGCTCCTGTAATATCAAAACCTGTAAGAAGGCCATAGTATTCATAAGCAACATTAGGAACCATATTGTTCTTGTACAAGTTAGATGGAGCAATGCTATCTAAATAAGCTTGGATAAGCGTATTCAAATCAGCCAACTCAACATAGTTTGTTGTAACATCAAGCTCTAGTGCTGTTAAGTCAGCAGCTGTTGAGCACAGCTTATTAATAGCTGCTTGAAGAATGTCATGTGTATCAGACGATGATGTTACACCTGTAAGACATCCAATTGTATAATTGGCATTAAGGGTGGTGAGTGTTGACTCAATTGCTGTAACACTGGTTTTTAAAGCGCAAATTGATTTTATCAGGGCTGAGATAACATTATTAAGTGTAATGGTACCAGACCCTGGAAGAAACCCACTCACCAATGGGCAGAGATCAGCTGGATTAATAACAGGAACAATCCCATTACCAGTAGACAAATTTATAATGAATGTTGAAATTTGTAATTCAACATTAGCAAGTGTATCACCATTGGAAATACCCAGAGCAGGAATATTAAATCCTGTATATCTTACGCACTGATCAGATATGATTTCAGTGCATCCATTAAAGCAATTAGAGCAGCTCATTTATTTATATTTTAGAAGTTTTACTTTACTAGCTATTTGACATACGCTAAAGTTTTTAGCGTAATCTGGGTTACAATACTTATATGTCAAGATTCTTCTATAATTAAGAAGATCTATCATCGTTGTAAATGGGACAGGCATATTCAATGCAAACACAGTGTTGTTGTAAAGATTCTTTGCAACTTCTGTAATCTTACATTCAATGTCTTGTAGCAAATCAGGAATTTCACCACATTCAGAACAAGAAGTTAATCTAGGTTGTAGCATGTTTATTTATTTTTAGAAGATGTTTATACTAATCTTTCTAATTCAATTCTATCAGTGACGGGTGGTTGCACTGTGATTTCATCCTTTTTCTTCTGTACACAATATGCACACATTCCATTTTTAAGATTGCATCCACATCCTACACTTGCTCCACAGCTTGAACACTTTGCCATATTAATAATACGTTGTTACTGTTGCGTAATTATTTCCTGAACATCCACAGTTGTTTCTCATGAAGTTGTTCAGCATTTTATCAGCTTGAAGATACAATTTATTTGCTTCAACTGTAGCACAATTATTTGCAGCTGCAATAGCTCCATTAATAAAGAATGATATAGTTGTAAGCTCCACCTTACCTTGTGTCTTAATTGCTCTATCACACTCCATCATGTCAAGCTTCATAAATGCTTCATCAAACTTCTCTTGAAGTCTTTCCACACGCATGATAGTTTTCTCAACAAAGTTTACGTTTGCTGGAGCCACTGAATACTTTAGATAGTAGATACCATCAGGAAGTGGATCGTTACCAAGTGTTGAAATTCCTAAGTTGGAGGTTGTGAAAACATTCAACTCATTAACAACAAATGGAAGATTTACTATCCCAAAGTTAGGAACATTTATCTCAATAGATGGAGATGTAACGTTTGGTGGTGTAGTTGGGTAGGTAGAGGCATCAGCAACAGCAAGTGTTAGCGTGTTGTATGTTGGAACTACGAGAATGTCTAGTTGCAGAGTTGGCATGGGAGTTATAAAGAAAAATGCCAGAGGACTTTGAGAACTAATCCTCTCACCCTCTGGCATAGGTTATAGAAATTTTAACTTACCTACTATTAAGGAATCAAAGTGCTAGTAGTGGTAGTAGTTGTTGGAGGTGTAGAAGTGGTAGTGGTGGTTGTAGTGATACAAGCGTTGTTATCAAGTACAGTACCAAGAGCAGCTTCAAGAACAGCTTCAACAGCAGCAGAGATACCAGAGTTACCAACAGTAGCAGCATTAGGAACAGCAAGAATAACCATGCTATCTTCATAGATGTAGTCACCCCACTGATAAGCAGAACGATCAAATTGATTGAACTTGATGTAATAAGTGTTGTAAATAACACCAGTGCTTACATAAGTCTCAAAGTTCTCGTTGTAGCCATTCATTCTGTACAAGTGCTTCAAGTAACCTGCCTGATAGCTGTAGAAGTTCTTCTCAAGCTGAGCAATTTCTTCAGCAGTACCAGTTGGGTAAGAAGATCTCTGAACAACAACAGGGTTAGCTACGATATCACAGTTGTCAGCAACGATGAAGTCAGCAGT